GCCGCCAGTGGTGTCTATTCGCTTTAACTGGCGACAGTGGGAGGCACTACAGGCCGCAGCCGGTGACGAAAAAATTGCTGCACTGGTCAAGCGGGTGGCGTTGGAGAGCGTCGGGCAGGCTAGCGGATGATTGTTGCCTGTTGGCTTGGTTGTGTTATGATTGTCACTGTTAAAACACGGAGGAAAAATGGACAGCCCAAGATTAAAGGCCGCTCGAAATGGTGATGTTCACTATGAAGGAAGCCAATGCAGGAAATGCGGGACCACGGCCAAATACACCAGCACAGGCAATTGTGTTCAGTGCATCAAAACTGCAAACGTAGAGAAGCGGAAGAAAGTTAGAGAACTTCTGGCGCAAGCAAGGGCGGCGGCATGAAGCTAATTTGGTATGCCTTCAACCCTGCGGATTACGCCAGAGACACGGCGCATCTGTCCATTCTTGAGCATGGAGCCTATCGACTTTTGCTCGATCACTACTATCTGACCGGCGTTCCATTGCCTGCAAGTGCAGTGCATTTGCATCGCGTTTGCAGGGCGTTTGCAGAAGAGGAGCAGGCAGCTTTGCATAGCGTTTTGCATCAGTTCTTTACTTTGACTGATGACGGGTGGAGGCATGAGCGGGTCGAGGCTGAACTTGCGAAAAGTGGGGATATCAGCAAAAAACGTAAGCAGGCTGCAGAGTTACGTCACAAAAAGGCTAAATCTGAGCCTGTGGAAAACCATGCAAATGCATGTGCAAATGCAGATGCAAATGCAATGCAAATGGACACACAATTACAATTACAATTACAAAAAGATATATCTACTACTAACGTAGTAGATATTATTACCCCGCAAGCACGGAAGCGAAGGATTCCGGAAGACTTCTACCCAAACGAAGCCGGAATCAAGAAGGCAGAAAAGGCAGGAATCAACATACAAGCCGAAGTTGAAGCGTTCAAGGATTACCACGCGGGCAAAGGGAACACGATGCTTGACTGGCAGGCCGCATGGCGTACATGGGTTGGCAATGCAGTTAAGTTCAAAGCAAGCAAGCCGAACGGAGCATTTCAGACGGCAAGCGAAAAAAGAGCAGATCGCGTTAGACAACTCACTGGAGAATCACATGACAGCCATTTCATCATTGAACACCACTGACACAAAAACGCTGCCCGTCGCATGGGTAGAGCGAATCTTTAAGCTGATGACCATGTATCACGGAAATCGGTTTGCAGACCAATTCGACGGAATGAACCTGAGCGAGGTAAAACAATTTTGGGCGGAACAACTGGCAGAGTTCACGCCAGAGGAACTTAAAAACGGGTTATATGCTGCGGAACGCACGAAATGGCCTCCGACACTGGCAGAGTTCAAGTCAATGTGTCGCCCAGAGTTGCAGTATGAGGTTTTATACGCTGAAGCCTGCAAAGGAATTTATGCTCGGCGCATGGGGTCAAATTTCGATTGGAGTCACCCTGCCGTTTTTTTTGCCGCCTGCGATATGGCACACGAAATCATGAACGATACCTACAAAGCGAATAGAACGCGCTGGGAGGCTTGCCTAGACAAGGCTATGTCCATGCATAGGCAAAGCCCTTTGAGCGTCCCTGAGCCGTTCCTATCGCTTCCTGAGCCTGTTAAAAACCTAGAAGTTGGGCGTAAAGCGATGGAAGGCATGAGAGACGTGCTTGCAAAAATGAAAAGGGGTGCGTGATGGAATGGAAAAAAACAAGCGATTACAGCGTGGCAACACATGACGATCGATTCCACATTGCTCGGGCGGTTTGCAGTGGGATTGATAAGTTCACGCTTTGGGACGGTAAAAACATCATCAAAAGCTTTCCAACGGCAGCACAGGCCAGAGAAGCGGCAAAAACGATATTTAACGAGAGGAATTGAACATGAAATTGACCGGACAAAAAAACCAATGCGCAGGTTGCGGGTTGTATTTTCGTAGCAATCACGCTTTCGACAAGCATCGTGTTGGTAAGCATGGCGTTTCCAGCGGAGCAGACATGCGTAGATGCCTCTCCGAGAGTGAACTGAATACCTTGGGGTGGTCACCCGATCAAAACGGCTTCTATCGCACTCCGTCACTGCCGGGCACATCTTGGTGGGCAAAAGACGAAATCGAAGAAAAAGACTTGGTTGAGCATGATTGAGTTCACCATACCCGGCAAGCCGGTTGGAAAAGGTCGCCCTCGCTTCTCAAGGCAGGGCGGTTTTGTTCGCGCTTTCACGCCTGAAAAAACGGTGAATTTTGAGCAGCTGGTGGCGTGGACGGCAAAGCAGGTTATCGGAAACGCACCGGCTACTGAACAAGCCTGCGAGGTAGTTATCGAGGCCGAGTTCCTTCCTCCTGCATCGTGGTCGTCAAAAAAGCGCAAGAGAGCGTCGGAAGGTATGGAACATCACTTGGTATCGCCAGATGCTGACAACATCGCTAAGGCGGTTCTAGACGGTCTGAATGGGATTGTTTGGGTTGACGATAAGCAAGTGGTCTGTTTGACCGTAAAAAAACGGTATGGCACCAGTGACCGGACAAATGTTTCGATCCGCTTATTGGGTGTTAATGAAGTTACAGCGTAAACTACAATTTGAACACTAGGGGGAAAAATGACCGACAATGTAAACGTGAGCGCAATCTTGGCTGAAAGAGGCAAAACTCATGGCGAGTTCGTAACTCATGCAAAAATCAGCCAAGACTTAAAAATCATTCTGCATTATTCAGACAATGAAAGATGGGAATTACTTTCTAATGACCAGAAAGAAGCGCTAGATATGATCGCCCATAAAATCGCCCGAATCTTGAATGGAAATGCGGATTATTTAGATCATTGGGCAGATATTGCAGGTTACGCTACTTTGGTGGCAAATCGTTTAACTTCTGAAAATAGTTAATATGAAAAAAATTATTTTTGTTTTGTGCTTTGTAATTTCGCCTTATTGCTTGGCTAATTACGTTACAACATGCCAGACATTGCCGAATGGTCAAACTGTTTGCACGACTAAAAAGGCTGGAACTTTTTAATTGAAAAAGGTTAATTATGGCTAATGAAAAATCAAAAAGAGCAACAAGAAAATATGACCAATTAACAAAAGAACAAATGATTGAATCAATTTTGGATTCAATGTCCACAAAAGGCAAAAGCGCATTTGCTGCGTGTAAAGCAGTCGGATTGCCGCAAAGCACGTTTAATTTGTGGGTTGACCAAGATAAAGAACTAGCCGAAAAATATGCGCGCGCGCGAGAAGATTTAATCGAGAAACTCGCAGAGGAAACTTTGCAAATTGCAGATGAGCCAGTTGGCAGCACTGAAAGCGGTTCGACTGATTCTGGGGCAGTGCAAAAGCAAAAACTGCAGGTTGATACTAGAAAATGGCTTCTTTCAAAACTTGCCCCAAGAAAATACGGCGAGAAAATCCAATTGGCTGGCGATAAAGAGAATCCGATCGAGATTAAATCAACCATTGATACGACCAAGTTATCGACAGAAACACTAGCCGAAATCATGGCCGCAAAAGATGCAACTAACAGAGACTGACCTTTTGAATGTAGAGCGTGAACTTTGCCGCCGGTCTTTGGCTGAGTTCGCTAAACGTGCTTGGAAGGTTTTAGAGCCAGCGCAGCCGCTTAAATGGGGCTGGGCGTTAGATGCTATTTGCCTGCACTTGGAAGCGGTCACAGACGGTCGTATAACCCGTCTGCTGATGAATGTCCCCCCAGGCTCGATGAAGTCTCTCCTGACTGGTGTTATCTGGCCTGCATGGGAGTGGGGTCCGAAAGATATGCAAGAAATGCGCTTCATTGGAACAGCGCACGAGGAAGGACTTGCAATTCGGGATAGCCGCAAATGCCGTGACTTGATTAAATCGGAGTGGTACCAACGGCTATGGAATGTGGCGCTGTCATCGGACTTGGACGGTAAGCGAGAGTTCGGAAATGTCCGTAAAGGTGTCAGGCAGGCTCGCTCCTTCACAAGTATGACCGGAGTTCGGGGTGACAGGGTTGTACTTGACGATCCGCTTTCCGCCCATGCCGCAAATAGTGCAGCACACTTGGAGGCGGCGCGGGTTGCCTTCACTGAGACATTGCCGACACGCGTAAACAGTGATAAGTCAGCGATTGTGGTCATCATGCAGCGGTTGCATGAGAAAGACACAAGCGGGGTCATTCTGGACATGAAATTGCCTTATGTGCATTTGTACATTCCGATGCGCTTTGAGGCTGCTCGGCGCTGCACAACTTCGATTGGGTGGTCAGACCCAAGGACGTATGACGGCGAATTGATGTTCCCAGAGCGATTCGGGGAGCAGCAGGTTAGAGAGCTTGAGAGCACGCTTGGTACATACGGAACAGCGGGACAGCTGCAGCAGCGGCCTGCACCACGTGGCGGTGGCATTTTGAATACGTCATGGCTAAAGTATTGGAGCGACTACCCGCCTGTAATCGAATTCCGGTTTATTACGGTGGACACGGCGCAAAAGACAAGCCAGCAGAACGATTATTCGGTTTTGCAGTGTTGGGGACGGTCGGTAACTGGGCAGGCGGTGAAACTAGACCGGATCCGTGGGAAATGGGAAGCACCGGAATTGCTCACTCAGGCTAGGGCTTTTTGGCTAAAACAACAGGCAGACGGAAGGCCACAGGTATCTAATGCTGCATTGCGTGGTATGTATGTCGAAGATAAAGTATCTGGAACTGGGCTGATTCAGACATTGCGCCGTGAGGGTTTTCCTGTAATTCCAGTGCAACGGAATAATGACAAGGTATCGAGGGCTTATGATGCTGCGCCGTTCATGGAATCTGGTAACGTGTTGATACATCAAGATGCGCCGTGGCTGTCTGAATTCCTTGATGAAGTGTCATCATTCCCTGCTGGCGCACATGATGACCAGTTAGACCCGATGTTCGATGCGATTTCAATTGTGCAAAAAACACCATTAAACAAGAAAACAAATACATTCGTCCCATTGCCATCTGTAAATAGATGGTAAATAATGCGGAAATGAATCAGGGGCAATAATGGCGCGTATTTCAAAAGAGCAGCAATTAGCAAATATCCATGCTCAGGCTAAATCCGATTTTGACCGGATTCAGTCTGCTATGCGTCCTGAGCGTAAACAATGCTTGGAAGACCGCCGTTTCTATTCTATTGCGGGTGCACAATGGGAAGGCGCACTCGGTGAGCAGTTTGAAAATAAACTGAAATTGGAAGTGAATAAGATTCACCTCGCAATTATCAAGATTTTCAATGAATACCGAAATAACCGCATTACGGTGGATTTTGTTGCTAAAGACGGCAGCAAGAACGATAAACTGGCTGATGTGTGCGATGGTCTTTATCGGGCAGACGAGCAGGACAGTTGCGCCGAAGAAGCCTACGATAATGCTTTTGAAGAAGCGGTTGCAGGCGGGTTTGGTGCGTGGCGTCTCCGTGCTGAATATGAGGACGAAGAGGACGAGGACGACGACTATCAGCGGATCCGCATCGAGCCTATTTTCGATGCAGACTCTTCCGTGTTTTTTGACTTGGACGCCAAGAGACAAGACAAGTCGGACGCAAAATACTGCTACGTTCTAAATTCGATGACCCCGCAGGCTTACGAAGCCGAATATGGGGACAATCCATCATCGTGGCCTAAAGACATTAGTTCGTCTGAGTTCGATTGGGTGACCCCCGATGTTGTCTATGTGGCTGAGTATTACCGTGTCGAAGAAGTGTACGAAATCGTTAAGGTGTTTGAGGACATTGACGGGAAAGAACAGCGGTACACCGAAGAAGAATTAGAGGACGATGAAGAATTGCGAATGATGCTGGAGGCAACAGGCGCAAAGGAAGTAAAGTCCAAGAAAGTGAAGCGTCGTAAAGTTCATAAGTACATTATGAGCGGAAACGGCATTGTCGAGGATTGCGGATATATCGCAGGCAAGTGCATTCCGATCGTGCCGGTATATGGCAAACGATGGTTCGTGGACAATATCGAGCGGTGCATGGGTCATGTTCGCATGGCAAAAGATGCACAGCGTCTGAAGAATATGCAGCTGTCGAAACTCGGCGAGTTGTCTGCATACAGCGGCATGGAAAAGCCCATTTTTACGCCAGAGCAAATGGCAGGGCATCAGAACATGTGGTCTGAAGATAACATCAAGAACTACCCGTATTTGCTCATTAACCCGATGACGGACGCAAACGGGCAGATTGTTCCTAGTGGCCCGCTCGGAATGAAGCAGTCGCCTAATATCCCACCTGCAATGGCTGCACTTTTGCAAGTAACAGAATCGGACATGCAAGAGATTCTGAGCCACAACCCGTCTGGCGAGAAGATGGTGTCGAATATCTCTGGCAAAGCCGTAGAGATGATTCAGCAGCGTCTGGATATGCACGCTTATATCTATATGTCGAATATGGCGAAGGCGATTAAACGCTCGGGCGAGATTTGGTTGGGCATGGCTCGTGATGTATTCATTGAAGAAGGTCGCAGCGTTAAAACCATCACAGATACCGGTGAGGTGTCTAACATCAAATTGATGACCCCGAACATTGATGATGAAACGGGCGAGGTTATTTTCGAGAATGACCTAACCAATGCCAAATTTGATGTGGCGGTGGACGTTGGTCCAAGTAGCAGCAGCAAGAAGGCTGCAACAGTTCGTGCGCTCACAGGCATGATGCAAGTCGCACAGGATCCTGAGACGCTTCAGGTATTGGGTGCAATGGCGATGATGAATATGGAAGGCGAAGGTATTTCAGACGTGCGCTCATTCTTCCGCCGTAGGCTTGTCAATATGGGCGTGGTTAAGCCGACCGAAGAAGAAATGATGGAGCTGCAAGCGCAGCAGGCTAACGCAATGCCTGACCCGCAATCGCAGTATATGATGGCAGCAGCAGAGCAGGCCAGTGCGGAGGCTGCAAAAGCCCGTGCTGATACGGTGCTGACAGTTGCCAAGGCAGAAGAAACACAAGCCAAGACGATGAAAACAATTTCAGAGATTGACGAGATTGACCAACGTCAGGCATTGCAGGTTATCGACAGATTTGGTGCGGTGTTACAGCCGCAACAGCAGCAACCACAGCAGGGTTTGCCCCTGATGTGACTTAAGGTTTCCACTCGTCCTTAATCGAGTGAGTTAAATGGGGTTTTGGAATGAATGTAAAAACGGCAGTAAGCGGAGAAAGCGAAAACCAGATTCAAGCGGAAACGCAAGATGAAAACATCGTAAGTATTGAAGATGAAGCGTCCGGTGAAGTCAAAAGTGGCGATGAAGAGGTTCCCGCCAGCCAAGACGAAAGCCAAGATGCTAATCAAAATGATGACGATGAGGTTGTCGTAAGTATCGGTGAGGAATCGCCACCTCAAGAGGAAAAAGAACCTGCACCTGAATGGGTGCGTGAACTTCGCAAGAGTTACCGAGAATTGCAGCGTGAGAATCGGGAACTGAAAGCCAAGACAGTTGCAACTCAAACGGTGGACGAAAAGCCGCTGTCATTGGGGGCAAAACCTACGCTTGAACAGTTCGACTATGACGCAGAGCAGTTTGAGGGAGCTCTAGAGCAGTGGTACGAAACCAAGCGCAAAGTCGATGAGCAAGAATCAGCCAAGAAAGCCGAGCAGCAAAGAGCGGAGCAAGAATGGCAGAACACGCTTAAAAACTATGACGGGTTGCGTACACAGCTGCGTGTGAAGGATTACGACGAAGCAGAAAGTGTTGTGCTTGAATCTCTCGACCAAACCAAGCAAGGCATTATTCTGCATGGAGCGAAAAATCCTGCGCTTGTCGTTTACGCACTTGGGAAAAATCCCAAGAAGGTGAAGGAACTTTCCGAGATTAACGACCCCGTTAAATTCGCTATCGCTATCGGTGGATTGGAGAAAGAATTGAAAGTAACAAGCCGAAAAACTGCCTCCCCTCCTCCGCCGGAATCTAAAGTGCGTGGAAGCGCACCAATTTCTGGGGCGGTAGATTCAACCCTTGAACGACTCAGAGAGGAAGCCGCTCGTACCGGTGACCACAGTAAAGTGTTCGCGTACAAGCAGCAACTCAAACGGAAATCTTAATTTTTAACTTGGAGTAAATTATGCCTAACGCATTTAGCAAAGAAGAACGCGTCGCCTTTGAAAACATTCTCGAAGGTTTTAATGATGCACTGGTGCTGTCCCGTAACGTCAGCATTTACAACACCGACCAGACCATGATGGAACGGACGAACAACGTCATTTGGCGTCCTATGCCTTATGTCGCACAGTCGTTCGCCGGTACCAACATGACAAGCAACTTTAAGGACATGACCCAGTTGTCAGTTCCTTCGACTATTGGTTTCGGTCGTTCCGTGCCTTGGGCAATGACCGCAACAGAATTGCGTGACGCTCTGCAAGAGCAGCGCCTGGGCGATGCAGCAAAACAGAAGCTGGCTTCTGATATCAACGTGTCTTTGATGTCTGTCGCCGCCAACCAAGGCACTTTGGTTGTTAAGCGTACCGCAGCCGCATCTGGTTTTGACGATATCGCCGCCGCTGATGCTCTGATGAACGAATCTGGTGTTCAGCAGTTCGACCGTTTCTGTGCTCTGTCCAGCCGTGACTACAACAACATGGCTAGCAACCTTGCTAACCGTGGAACGATGGCCGGCAAACCAACAACGGCTTACGAACGCGCTTACGTTGGTAACATCGCTGGGTTTGAAACCTTCAAAATGGATTACGCCAACTCGCTGGCTGTCCGCGCCGGTGTTACTGTGACCATCAACGGTGCAAACCAGTTCTACACTCCAAAAGCCACTAGCACAGCCGGCACTGGCGAGACGAACAACGTAGACAACCGTTTCCAAAACATCAACATCACCGTGACATCTGGCACCGTGAAAGTTGGTGATGCGTTTACAATTCTGGGCGTGAACAACGTCAATGCGATCACCAAAGGCGATACCGGCCAACTGAAAACCTTCCGCATTACCGCAATCGTCACCGGCGCTGGTGGTACTGGCACAGTTCAGATCAGCCCCCCGATTATTTCCGGTGGCGGTGCAACTGACGCTGAATTGCAGTACAAAAACTGCACGGCAACCCCTGCAAACGGTGCTGCAATCACGTTCCTTAACACGGCTACTGCAAGCGTTAACCCATTCTGGCAAAAAGACGCACTGGAAATTCTGCCGGGTCGCTATGCCGTTCCTGAGAGTGCTGGCGCAGATGTTATGCGTGGAACGACCGATCAAGGTCTTGAACTTGTGATGACGAAGCAATTCGACATTAACACCCTGACCACAAAGTTCCGTCTGGATACGCTTTATGGAGTTGTGAACAAGCAACCAGAAATGTCCGGAATTATCCTGTTCGGTCAGCCGTAATCGGTGTAATAAAAGAGAGGGGATTAAGTTCCCCTCTTTTTTTAATTGGAGTTGAAAATGCCGTTGAAAAAAGGCTATTCACAGAAAAGCATTTCGTCTAATATCAGCAAAGAAATGAAATCAGGAAAGCCGCAAAAGCAGGCTGTCGCAATTGCGCTTGATGTCGCTCGCGAAGCCGCAAAGAAAGCAGGCAAGAAAATGAAAGGCAAATCAAAATGATTCCAGAACCGACAACAATGCTCTATAAACTAGGGTCGATGCTCGATGTTGATGGTACAAAAGTTGATTACTTGATTGTCAATGATTCAAATTTGGAGCAGGCCATTGCAGATGGTTGGAATGTAAGCCTGCAAGAAGTAATTGCGAAATCACAATCAAAAGATGAGCCAACGAACGAGGAAGAAATCGCCTCAGACGAACCGGAAGCAAAACGTCGTGGCCGTCCACCTAAAGCAAGTGCAGAAGGCTGATTTTCATGGGCTGGACTAAGCGACAATTGATTGAGCAGGCTTTCGACGAAATCGGGCTTGCGCCTTATATTTTCGATTTAACTGCAGACCAGTTAGAAAGTGCTTTGCGCCGTTTGGATTCGCTTGCAGCTACTTGGAATGGTAAGGGCATCAGAATCGGTTATCCGCTTACGTCTAGCCCACAGAATAGCGATATTGACACCGATACCAATATCCCAGACATGGCAGCAGAAGCGTTGTTTCTTGCCCTTGCCAACCGTATTGCGCCGTCTTATGGCAAGACAGTTTCGCCAGAAACAAAAGCAAATGCGAAAATGGCTTATGACGCATTGCTGAACAAATTTGCGGTTCCGCCAGAAATGGAAATTCCTGGTGGTTTCCCGATTGGTGCCGGATACAAGTCTTATGCCGTTGGTGAGCCATTTGCGCCGGTGGTGGATAAATTACTCGTTGGCGATGATTCAACACTCGATTTTATGTAAGGTGTCACAATGACAACTATCAACCAATTAAGTGCGCTTGATTCGGTTTCTGGCGGAGACCAAGTGCCGGTATTCAGCACGAATAACGGTGACACTAGGCGCGTTCCTATGTCGGTTTTGAAGGATTTTTGCCAAGATGGCATCACGGCAAATGATGACAAAATCACGCAGTATTCATCGCCGTCTGCTACTGGATTTTCCGTTCAAGTAAACAACGCTTCATCTAGTGTTTTCCTGCTTCTCACGCCCACTGGTGGATTCGCTGCAGGAACGCTTGTACTGCCTGTGCAAGCGAACTGTATTGACCGTCAGGAAATTCTAGTTTTCTGTACTCAGTCAGTGGCGACACTTACAATTAACGGCAATGGCTCGACCGTACTCGGTGCGCCTACAACTCTAGCCGCGAACGGCTTTTTCCGTCTGCGTTTCGACAACGTGAATAAAATTTGGTATCGAGTTGGTTAAAGGGAAAACAAATGCCGTTTATTCAATCTGGTGGGTCTGTAACTGTTCAAGTTCCTGCAAACCAAAGACTGTTGGTTACTTCTTATGGTGCTGGTCGAACTCAAATTCATTTTGGCACAAACCCATCGCAATACCCACGAGCATTTCGTAATATCGCAAGCATTGAAAATGCTTCCTACTTGTCTCCGGTGTTTACGTCAGAGCAAGAAGTAGAAATTTTTGCTGCCGTGTGTGAGGTTGAATATGTAATCGGCGCTTCACCAGTTGCAACCAAAGAGCGTTATCAACCACGGTCGGTTGCAATCACTGGTGGCTCAGTTAATAACACTCCAATTGGCCAAACAACTGCATCAGCTGGTTCGTTTACAAATTTGGCAGCCTCCGGTTCATTGGTGGCAAACGGCGCAAACGTAAACCACTCATTGTCGCCAACCGGTACCGGAAGCGTTACGATAGGTGCAACAGGAACAGGCTCAACTACTTTGACAAGGTTGAACTCTCTTACTGTCGTAAGTACAGATTCAAGCGGCACCCCAGGAAACGCAACAATTAACACATTGAGCGGTCGTGCAGCGTTTGCTGCTGGCGGCTCAACTGTTGTAATCACCAATTCTTTGGTTACAGCAAATAGTAAAGTGTTCGTCCAGCAGCGGAATGACACTACGTTGAAATCTATTTCAGTTAACCCGGCGGCGGGTTCGTTTACTGTTACCGGCAACGCTGCTGCAACTGCTATCACTATTTTTGATTTCTTGGTCGTAAACTGAGGTTAAAAAAATGACTGACATTATTAAAACAGACAATAACGTACCACGTCGCTACGTAGACAAAAACGACAGCGTATTTGCTGAAACAGTCGTTTCAATGCCTTATTTCTGCGGGAACAACACTGCAATGCTGTCTGTTGGAACCACATCTGCATCTGTAAGCATTCCAGCGCCGCCGGGTAATAGTATTCGCGTCACAAACGTCGGTTCTAACGTTGTGTGGTTTACAACCGGCCAAGCCGGGACAACTCCAACCGCTGTTGTAGCACTTGCCGGTGTGCCGGGTTCTACTCCGGTATTGCCAAACACTACAGAATCATTTGCTATTCCGTCTGGGAATACTGTACTTGCGGCTGTGAGCAACGCTGCTGGCAATACAGTTTACGTTTCATCTGGAGAGGGATTGTAATGGTAGTTCGTGCCACTACATCAACAACTGCGGCCGTTCCGTTCGGAATCGTTGATGTTTATTCAGGTGCTGCCGCAGCATATTCTGTCCGTAAATTGCGTGGCGCATATACAGGTGCTGCAATTCGCGTCCGTCGTTCTAATGATAATGCAGAGCAAGATATTGGTTTTACTGCCATAGGTGATTTAGACGAGACAGCGCTTTCTACATTTGTAGGTATAAACTCTGGATTTATTACAACTTTGTATGATCAGAGTGGGAACGAACGGAATGTAAACCAAGCCACGGCTGCAAATCAGCCAAGAATTGTTAATGCTGGCGTTATTGATAAAATCAATGGAATTCCTTCTGCTAGATTTAGCTTGCAATTTTTAACTAGTGCAGCAAATATCCCATCTCCGTCTGGCGGCTTGGCAACACTTATTTCTGTATTGCCATCGGTTACCGGAGGCTATCGTGGGATTTCTTTATTTGCGACTCTCAGTGAGAACGAATATGTTCGATTCTCTGTAAACGGATTTTCGTATCCATTTCTTGGAAGAACACTTAGAACTGAAACTGTTAATGCTGGAATGCCAGCTTCTGGCGGTCTTGTTTTTTCTCACATAAACAATGGCTCAAACCATTTGCTTTACAGAAATAAAGTTTTAGGTGCTACTGCTGCGTTAAGTGGCGCTGTAGAAACATCTGCAACTTGCTCTATAAGAATTGGCGCAAATTTTATTTCTGATGGGAATTACATTTCGGAAAATATACTTTTCCCTAGAGTTTTATCGCTGCAAGAAAAACTAACAATCGAAGACAACATGATGTCTTATTATGGAATAACGTAAATGAAATACAAAAAATTCAACTCGGAAAAACTGGCTTTAGATTTCTCAGAGCAAGAGTGCAATAAAAACGGGTGTTCTGGCGTGACTAAATACTGGTATAACGTAATCGAGGCCATTGATGGTTGGTACGTTGTAATCCATGATGATGCAGAAATTGAAGGTACAACAGAAGTAGAACCGCAGTGGATTGAAGGTACAACAGAAGTAGAGCCGCAGTGGATTGAAAATGCCGAAAGACCCTCGGCTTGACCGGGTTGGGGTGTCTGGGTACAACAAGCCCAAGCGCACCCCATCACACCCCACAAAATCTCACGTTGTCGTTGCTAAAGAAGGCGACAAAGTGAAAACTATTCGATTCGGTCAGCAGGGCGTGTCTGGTTCTCCAAAGAAGGAAGGAGAATCAGAGGCCGATAAAACTAGGCGGGAATCTTTTAAGGCCAGACACGCGAAAAATATTGCCAAGGGAAAAATGTCGGCGTCTTGGTGGTCCTCAAAGGTGAAGTGGTGACCCATGCAAATTCCAATTGTCCAAGGTATCTACACAGATAACAAACCGGATTTTCGTACAGCCTACCCTCGTAATCTTGTGCCTGTACCAAAGTCTAACGGCATAAGTGAAGGTTATTTACGCCCCGCTGATGGCATTGTGCAGCTTGGTACTGGTGTCGGTGTAGACCGTGGTGGCATTGAGTGGGACGGCGTTTGCTATCGAGTGATGGGAACAAAACTTGTCAGCATCGATTCGGTTGGCGTTTCAACTATCCTGGGCGATGTTGGCGGGTCTGGGCAAGTCACATTCGATTACTCATTCGACAGGCTTGCGGTTGCCTCTGGTGGCAATCTTTACTACTACGATGGGACGACATTCACACAAGTGACAGACCCAGATATCGGAACGGTTGTCGATGTGGTTTGGGTAGATGGTTACTTTATGACAACCGATGGTGAGTTTCTGATCGTCACCGAGTTGAATAACCCGCTTGCAGTAAACCCTCTGAAATACGGAAGCGCAGAAGCCGACCCAGATCCGGTTGTGGCATTGTTGAAAGTGCGAAATGAGGTCTACGCATTAAACCGTCACACCATCGAAGTGTTCGATAACGTGGGCGGTGAGTTGTTTCCATTTAGCCGCATTGATGGAGCACAAATTCAACGTGGAGCAATTGGCACCAATACTTGCTGCGTGTATCTCGATGCGATTGCATTCATGGGTAGTGGTCGAAATGAATCTGTTGCTATTTGGCTTGGCGCCAACGGGCAAAGCATGAAACTGTCTACCCGTGAAATCGACGAAATCTTGTCCGAGTATACGGAAGCGCAATTGTCCACGGCAGTGATGGAGTCTGTATCGTACAAGTCGCATAATTTTTTGTACGTACACTTGCCGGATAGAACACTGGTCTATGACGGTGGGGCATCAAAGGAATTGGGCGTGCCGGTATGGTTTATTTTGACTAGCGGCGTTGGTGCAACTGGGCAATATCGAGCACGTAACTTCGTGTGGTGCTATAACAAATGGCTTGTCGGTGACCCGACCAGTGCCACTCACGGCTACATTGATTCTAATATCTCGACACATTACGGAAATGCCGTGGCGTGGGAGTTTGGAACCCAGATTATTTACAACGAAGGCAGAGGGGCTATCCTTCATTCGCTTGAATTGGTTAGTCTTACAGGCCGTGTCGCAGTTGGAGCAGATCCACAAATCAGCACTTCATATTCTATTGATGGGCTAACGTACAGCCAAGAGAGATTCGCAAAAGTAGGCGCTTCAGGAAATACAACAAAGCGCATTGTTTGGTTGCAACAAGGTGCAATGAGAAACTGGCGCATACAGCGCTTCAAGGGTACAAGTGATGCCCACATATCAATGGCACGTTTGGAAGCCGTTATTGAGCCGCTAAATGTCTAGGAAACGACCACTCACACGGAATCAGTTAGCAGAATTCCTGCCGAACCATGAGGCAATCAAGGCTTTCGAACGCATCATGGACGAAGTTTATGACCTGCTCCCGACTGATGTTATTGCTATCAATCAAGCGATTAACGACCTTGCGTTGTCGCTTGGCTACACTGACGCTAAGGCCGAAATCCAATCTGGAAATTCACGCCAGTTTGATTACATAGACTTTCCGCAGATTGCGCCTGTATCACCTGTTGCTCGTCGCCTGTATTACGACGATGGTGACGGTACTTTGATGCTCACTCTAAAAGGCGGCAACTCTACTTTACCGATTGGTCAGAGCGAATTCGAACTGTGTTTCAACGGATCCGCTACGACAATGGCACGTGGTACTGTTGTACAAATTACTGGCGCCCAAGGCAATAGAATCAAGATTGACAGAGCTAGGGCAGATGCAGAAGCCACGTCAAACCATACGTTTGGATTTGTTGATGAATCCATTGCGTCTGGTTCCGAGGGTTTTGTTCTTAATTCCGGATTGATTCGGAAATTGAACACCATCACCGATTCGGAAGGTAACGCACTTACGCAGGGAGATACGCTTTACCTTTCAACATCGGTGTCTGGTGGCTATACCCGCATCAAACCTGTTGCACCGGACAATCTAGTTATTGTCGGTTTTGTTGTGCGTGTTCATGCTAGCGTTGGCGAAATCTTCGTCAAGGTGGACAACGGTTATGAGATAGACGAGCTGCACAATGTCTACGCCCCCGCCCCTGTTAATGGCAATACGCTGATTTACAACAGCACTACAAGCCGTTGGGAGTCAAGCAGCCATATTGCGTCAGGCACATACACTCCGACTCTTACAAACGTCACAAACGTGGCTGCAAGCACGGCGGCAGTGTGCCAATGGTTAAGAGTAGGAACAACAGTAACGGTGAGTGGTACTGTTCAAATTGACCCTACGGCGGCAGGCAATACCGTTTTGAATATGTCATTGCCGGTGGCAAGCAATTTCACTGCTGCAACGCAGGCTGGCGGGACATTTAGCACAACCACTGCGGGGCAGTCCGATAACGGCAGCATAATTGCAAATACGGCTTCTGATGTGTTTGAATTTAGGTTCAATGCGGTTAATATCGCAAATGCGACATACGCGTTTTCTGTCACTTATCAGGTGCTCTAATGCCGATTACAGTTAAAAATATCATTCCGAGGAAATTTGCAGAGGCAGTGCAAACTGCACAATACACGGCGACAGACTGCAAAACGGTGATTGACAAATTTACCGTTACAAACAACAGCGCAGCCACACGGACATTTAGCGCAAACCTAGTACCAAACGGCGGCTCTGCAATTACGGAAAACAGGGTGATAAATAGTAGATCGATTGCTCCGGGTGAATGTTATTTGTGCCCAGAATTGATAGGTCAAGTCATTGAGGACGGCGGTTTTATTTCCACGATTTCAAGCCTTGCATCTGCTTTGACCATTAGCGCTGCAGGCCGTGAAATAACATGAACGATAGTATTTGGAAAGTTATCGCCACACATCTTGCCGAGTATGACATTCCATTTTCAAATGAAGTGCGTGAAGCGATAGAAAAATCGTGCGATATTGTGTCGTTTAATGGTGGCGCTTTTATTTCCTACGGAAATGAGTTTGATTTATTCGTTGTTCCAGAGAAACGTGGGAAGTGGAACATCAAACATGAGATTAAAAAATATCTGTCGGATATGAAGCAAAAACACGGAACTCTTTTGGTGCGGATTAACGAAAAAAATACTCGCTCATTGCGGTTAGCTAGATTTTTTGGATTCATAGAAACTGGCCGTGAAGATGGCGATGTTATTAGATTGGAGTTGAAATAATGGGCAAGGCAATTAGTTCGGTGGTTTCTATTGCAGCGCCAGTTGTGGGCGGTTTGGTTGGCGGTCCTGCTGGTGCTGCGATTGGTTCTGCCGTTGGTGGAATGCTTTCATCTTCTGCTGCTGGTAGCGCAGCACAGCAGGCAGCAAATACGCAAGCTGGAATGGCACAGGCTGGAATTTCTGAACAGCAAAGGCAATTTGATGCATTACAGAAATTGATGGCTCCATACGTTACTGGCGGCACCGGAGCATTATCACAACAACAAGCATTGTTGGGTCTTGGTGGTGTTGAAGCTCAACAGCAGGCGATATCCCAGATTGAAAAGTCGCCATTTTTTCAAGCAATGGCACAGCAGGGCGAAAATGCAATGTTGCAACAAGCGGCGGCTACCGGAGGTTTGCGCGGTGGGAATATGCAGGCTGCGTTGGCGCAATTTAGACCTGGATTGCTCAACCAGATGGTACAACAACAGTTTGCAAACCTTGGTGGACTGACTCAGATCGGACAAGCGTCTGCTGCAGGGCAGGCCGCACAGGGTATGCAAACAGCCGGTGCTATTGGAAATCTTTTAACGCAACAAGGTCAAGCACTTGCCGGTGGGCAAATGGCAAAGGCGCAATCGATGGCACAAATGGCTCAAGGCGCAGGAAAACTCGCCGGTTTGATTTTCTGAGGATTAAAAATGCAGCCTATTAACTACTTGCCGCAACAACAGCCAGATATTTTGTCAGGATTCATTTCTGGCGCACAGCAAATTGCACAGATCAATGAGGCCAAACGCGTAAAAGATTTACAGGCTCAATATGCAATTGACCTGCAATCAACGATGAAAAATCCTACCGCACAGGCATTCGGAGAATTGGCTCTAAAATATCCTGGGCAAAGGGAGGCTATTCTTGCGTCCGGTAAGTACGTTACAGAAGCGCAGCAGAATACGCTTTTCGGCGATGCGGCAAAGATTTACAGCGCGCTGAATACCGGCAAACCTGATGCTGCATTGTCATATGCAACACAGAAACGTGACGCATTGAAAAATGCAGGGAAGGACACTTCTGATTACGACGAGGTTATTTCTGCAATCAATACAAACCCTGATGCTGCAAAGGCTACCATCGGAATCATTGGTGCTTCACTAGACCCTAAAAAATGGCTAGAGATTCACAAGGCACCATCTGAAATTTCCGAGGCTCAAGGAAAGGCGCAAAAGGCGCTGGCAGAAGGTAAATATGCAGAAAAATTGCAAATTGCTGGTCTAAATGAGAAAAATTGGAATATTGAGAATCTGCAAAGTCAGATTAAAGACAGGTCTGCCCGTCTGAATCTTGATAGGGAAGTAACTAAGGCAACAGTGGAAGAGAAAATGTCGTCTATCGAAAAGAATCTTAACGACATTCCGACCGATACCAGAAAGCTGATAAATGAGGCAGCAGTAACTGCAGCCACATCTAAACAGGCCGCAAACCAGTTTAATGACTTGGCAAATAAACTTGATGCAGAGGGCGGTGGTTATGGTGCGTTTTCTGGGGCAACTGACTTTGTGAAAAAGGTTGGAGGTTTTGAGGGCGGCATGACGCAGTTGCGTCAAGAGTATGTCCGTCTTAGGAACACTGCTGCGGTTAAATCACTTCCGGCCGGTGCTGCATCGGATAAAGATATTGCAATGGCACTTGAAGGGTTCCCGTCGAAGAATGCTTCTGCTAGCGACTTGTCATCATTCCTTCGTGGTGTCGCAAAATTGCAAGACCTAGATGCTTCTGTTTCAAATGCTAAAACTGATTGGCTTGCACAGAACAACGGCGTTTTGACTAGGGCAAAGGGGGCGTTTATTGCAGGTGATTATTCAGCTAGGCCGGGCGAATCATTCAATGACTTCTCTCAACGTATTGCCGCTGATGTTTCCAAACGCTATTCAAGAGGAGGTCAAAGCTCATTGGTTGAGCAAATTCCAACAGAGCGCAACACTTCACCAATGGCGGCGCAGCAGAATATCAGGTCGCAGGCTGACGCGATTTTGCGTGGGGGTCGATAATGGCAACTGCTGACGAATACGCGTCATGGATAGTTAAGAATCAAAGCAAACGAGGGTCATCTGAGTTTGAAACTGTTGCTCGTGCTTATGAGTTGGCTAAAAGCGAAGAAACAGCAGCGCAGACACAACAGCAAGTAACACAACAGCCACAACAGCCTGGAATCGGACAGCAAATTGTCGGCGCAGGCGAGGCCGCCTTAACGCTTGGCACAGGTGCAGTAGGCGGCACGCTTGGAATGATTGGTGGAACCCTTAAAGGGCTGGCGGAGCAGATTCTGACCGGTCAATTTGGCACACCGCAAGCCGCAAAGATGGTCGAGCAGGCTGCAGCAAAGGGCGCACAGGCTCTTACTTATGCTCCACGTACAGAAGTTGGTCAAGAGCGGGTTCAGCAGGTTGGGCAGGCATTGGCAGAGGTTATCCCGCCATTCATGCCGCAATTGTCTGTGCCTGGGCAAATGGTACAAGCTGCACGACAAGCCGCGCCGATGGCAGAGATTGCAGCACAAAGAGGGACGCAGGCAGTACAGCAAGCCGCTAGAACGGCAGCGAAGCCCGTACAAGCCGCTACAACAGCAGTTCGTGAGGCAGTGGGCATTGAGCCTAAGCAACCGGCTAAAACTGCCGTAAGCGGATCCGCTGGCGCAGCTGCGACACCGTTAGAGTTGCAGCGTGCAACAGAAGCGGAAATGGCTGGCTTGCGTCTGTCTGAAGGCGAGGTAAAACGCTCGCCGGAATTGCTTGCTTGGGAAAAAGAGAAGGCTAAAACACCGGAATACCAAGCGCCATTTCTTGAGCGGCAGCAAGAAAACAACCGTGCGGCACTTGCTAAACTTAATCAAGTGCTTGATGCAACAGGTGCCGAATCTGGGGACTACTCAAACACCGGTATCAAGGTGGTTGATTCGTTGATGTCTGGTTGGAAGGCTGAGAAGGCTAAAACCTCATCGCTATACAATCAATTCAGGCAATCGCCAGAGGCATCATTTCCGGTCAATACGGCACCGATAACTGACTTTTTGAATAGTCAGGCTAGAGGAGTTTCCGGCATTACTGGAGTGTCTGACACTGCCCGTCAAAATGCTGTCAATCTCGGAATTGCTCAAATTGATGATGCAGGCAACCTTGTCCCCAACCCTAGAGTGACGCTCGGACAGCTTGAAGATTTTCGGCAGTCCGTATCTGCTATTGGCGCAGCCAGTCCGAACGACAAGCGCATTGCCTCTATCATCAAAAGAACGGTTGATGATATTGGGGAACCAATTGCAGGTCAGACTACAAAGGCAATGAGGGCGCAGCGTCAGAAGCAAGCGCAGAAGTATGAGAATCGTGCCATTGTTTCACGTTTGTTGCTTGAGAAAAAAGGCATGGCAGACCCTCAAGTGCCAATTGAGGAAGTATTCAACAAGACGATTTTGTCTGCCCGTCCGAGCGAGATTCAGCACATTAAGCGTGTGCTGATGACGATTAAAGATGACGAAGGCAAACAGGCGTGGCGTGAATTGCAAGGTGCAACTGTGCGCCACTTGCTTGAAAAATCCGAATCAGGTATTGGCGCTGATAATTTGCCGGTTATATCTGGTGCAAATCTGGACAAGGCATTGAAAGCACTGGACAAGAACGGCAAGCTAGATCTGGTGATGGGCAAAGAGGCGGCAGAGCAAATTAGAAACCTGAATCAGGTTTTGAAATATATCCAATCGACCCCACCGCTAACGTCTGTCAATAATTCCGGCACTGCTAGAACTATTGCGGCATTGTTGGCTGAATCTGCTGTAATTGGAGGGCTGTCTGGTGTTCCAGTCCCTGCAATTCAAGGAATGAATTTTATTCGAGGCGCAGTTAAAGACAGGAAAATCAAAGCCAGAATCACAAAGGCATTGAACTATAAGCCAGAAGGTAAATAATGACCCAGCTCGCAAAAAATCCGTTTGAAGTTTATAACGATATCGACGGAACTCCGCTTGAGGCGGGTTATCTGTATTTTGGTGAATACGGTCAAAACCCAGTAACAAGCCCTGTCAATGTGTACTGGGATTCCGGTTTTACGAATGTCGCATCACAACCTATTCGCACTATTAACGGGTTCGCCGATCGAGATGGGTCGCCTGCGAAAATATACGTTCCGAGCAATTATTCAATTTTGATTCGTGACCGCAAACAGCAGACAATTATGTCCTCGCTGTATGAGGAAATCGAATCAACAGCAGCGGCAGACGGTGCTAACAATTCTTACCCGTATGTAATTAGCGGTTTGCTTCCGCAGCAGCCTGCGAATGGTTGGAACAGTCTCACGGCAACATTTACAACTGGCGTTGCTTGGGTCGAGGGAGTGCAGGTTACCTTTCCCGGGCAGACAATTTCATTTTCAGCGAACACTTACACCGATGTTTATATCGACAAGGCCGGTCAGCTTTTCATCAAGTCAAACGCAACATATTGGCTACTGACCGAAGAAAACGACAAGGCCAAAATTTGTCGAGTGCAAACTGATTCGTCAAAAATTACCGGCGTGTCGGACATGAGAAACCGTGTTTCTACTGAACGGGTTTACGTGCCAGAGGCATCGCTAGATTTTAATAAGATCATTGGCGATTTTGACATTCCAAAGTCTGGTGCTTTGACCTATGCTCCGAACACTTTTTTCAATTACGCGTCAAAAGTAAAAATTGGAGACAATCTTTACATCTGCGTTCAGAGCGGCGTGACCGGCGCTGCAAGCGCCCCAACTGGTTATGTCGGCACAACGTGGGACCCAGTACTAGAGCAATTTGTGTTCGTTGATGGAACTTGCAAATGGTTCTTTATTGCTGAATTCGACGTGCAGGGCGCATACCGGTGGGGCGTGAATAACGGCGTGGTTTGGTATTTCTCAAACCTTGGTCTGTTCTATGTTATCGACAGGTTGACGAACACACGAATTCAAGAATACGTTGATGCTTACATATTCAATCTGATTACCCGTTGGCTTTCTGGTGTTGCTATTCAGAAGGGTATGAAGCGGTATATAAATGGCAACGTGTATGAATGCACCGTGGCAGGTACTACAGGCGTTACAGCGCCATCAGGTACTGGTGGCGCCATTGTGGACGGTACCGTTACATGGAAATACATTTACCCGCATGTGGGCGAATATCCTAACTGGGCTACTGGTCAGGTTGTAAGTATCGGCACACGTAGGTTTTCATCTGGCAATATCTATCAAGCCAAAACAGCCGGCACGACAGGGGCTACAGCGCCTTCCGGCACGTCGGACAATGTCAGTGACGGTGCAGTTACTTGGGCATTTCTAAACCCCATTGGCGTGTTTACAACCGGTGCTGATTGGTATGTGCATGACGTACAGACAGACCGTTATTCAGTGCGGCCTGCTGACTCGCATGACGCTTATGCTTCCTCATTTTTGCGTCTGGTTGCCCAATGGCTCAAAATTCGGAATGATTATTCGTGGCTGTCATCTACAAACGTGCACGGACAAACGAACCTCGCTACTCTGAAAAATGTGGCATTCGCAAACCTCGCTAGATGCCAGAAAACGTATACCACTTGGGCGGTTTCTACTGCATATACCAGAGGCATTTACCGTGAGGCGAATGGTTCTGTCTATCTATGCGTGACTTCTGGAACGTCTGCATCGAGCGGTACGGGGCCAAGCAGTACAGACCCGACAATCATCATTACCGATGGAACTTGCCAATGGCAGTATCAATACCCGTTGGCGCAGGGTTTGATTACGACATTTCAGAATGAATTGCACTCGAATGCTGTGGACAAGTGGCCTGTGTGTTACTTGCAAGATAACTGCGAGAACTACAGCGGCCTCAAAACGTTTTCGGACATGCTGGCTGTCATCGGTGATGCGGATACCACATACTATGGAAACATTGCTGCAGGCGTTGCATCGGGCATTAAAGGGCTTTATCAGGCATCGACGAAAGAATGGCGATTTGCCGATAACGCTCTGACTGTAAACACGGCATTTTACCCAGACATGATGGCTGCAATTTTTCCGGAATTGCATCAAGTACCGGTTGCATCATCGCCTGAGTTGATTGCAGACCTTTATGGTCATGGTTACGAATTCGTTAATCGTGTATTCCCTGCATGGTGGAATCGGAACCCCGATACGCTGGCTTCGCTTGTAATCGCTTATGTGGCAGTAAGGTTCCGTCAGGAGCCACGCAAAGGTGCTGTCGCACTTGAGCACGCAATGTCACATCATTTGCGGCAGGGTTTGCCGCAGCTTGGCACATTCATGTTTAGTGACCTGTGCTATGCGTTCGCCATGCGCTCTATCATTACGAACCCTCTTGCTACTCAGGGAAGTCTATCGCTTTGGCAAGGGCAAGCAAGGGGTAATCTTGAATTCACGGACGATGGGGTTTATGACATTGGCACAGCGAACAACAGGCCACGTAGAATCATTGCCCGTGAGTTTCTTGAATTGCAAGAAATAGCAGCCACCCCGAGCCAACCGGCTGCAAACAGGGCAAGACTGTTTACTCGTGACAACGGATCCGGTAAAACTCAATTGTGCATTCTCTGGCCGGGCAATGCCGTAACCGTTCTTTCTACTGAGCCATGATTAAATATATTGTAATTATTTGTGCATTTCTAACTTTTAATGTTGCAAATGCACACACGCTAGACCCTTTGAAAGAATACCGTTATTGCGGTGAGCCAAGGCGGAATAAGGACGGGGATATTTCTAGAAGCCAGCGCGTGTTGTCAGCTTTTCAAAAGCAATATGCCTGCCCTTCTACCGGAAAAATGTCTGGCTCTTGTCCTGGCTGGGCAATTGACCACGTTATTCCGCTTGCATGTGGCGGGTGTGACGCAATCATAAACTTGCAATGGCTGCCTAATGACCTAAAATCAAAAGCAGTCATCGGTAAAGACAGATTTGAGCGCACGATATATGAGAAAGATATCGAATGTGACTTCAAAAACAAAATTACACAAGGTGACGATAAATGAAAGCGGCTTTTTATAAGGGTAAACGGCGTCTATTCAATCGTTTGGTTTCGTGGTGGGATAGAGGGCCGTATTCCCACATGGAGATTGTATTCGATGACCAAACGGCAGCGTCTAGCAGTTTTATGGATAGCGGTGTACGCTTTAAGTCTATCCAATTTGATGATTCTCGATGGGATTTTATCGAACTCCCACGAGAATTATTTGCAGAAGATATTTCAAGATATTGGTTTTACAATCATCTTGGCCTTCGATATGATTTTCTCGGGCTGATTAGGTTTGCTATCGATGCTATTCCGGAAAGGAAAAACAAGTATTTCTGCAGTGAAGCCTGTTTAGCGTCTCTCGGTGTTAATGAAGCATGGCGATTCACTCCAAATTCTGCTTATTCTTTTCTTTCAACCCTTGTCAAACTGAAAGCCAAAAATGTCTGAGTCTGCCGAAACATTCCTCAATAAACTGTTTTTCTGGGGGCTGTGTGCCGTTATCACTGCTAGTGCTGGGCTTCAATGGCAGATGTATAAAGAACAAAATTTGATGCGGCAAGAATTTACGCAAAGATTCATTGAACTTGCTCAGATTCATAAAAATCACGATGCGCGAATAGCAGCAATTGAGCGTGATTTAGCAGAAACCAAAGGTCAGATGGTTGGTTGGGATACGTTGAAGCGTATCGAATTGTTTCTTGCCTCAATGCCGCCAGCGCAGCGTTCAGCAGCGTTATCAGCAGCAATCCGATCAGAAGTCGAATCAAAGTCACAGCGCAAATGACATTCAAGTTTAGTCAGCGGTCCGAGAATAATCTTGACGGCGTTCACCCGGATTTGGTTCTGGTGATGCGTCAGGCAATTCAGACCACTGACATTGACTTTGCCATTATCGAGGGCGTTAGAACTTTAGAGCGTCAGCGCGAAATGGTGAAAATCGGTGCAAGTCAGACATTAAATAGCCGTCACTTAACAGGCCATGCTGTTGATGTTGCTCCAGTTTACGACGGCAAAATATCATGGGATTGGCCTTTGTATTACGTTCTGGCTGATTGCATCAAGACTGCCGCAAAATTGGTTGATGTGCCAATTGAATGGGGCGGGGATTGGAAACGGTTCAAAGATGGACCGCATTGGCAACTACCTTGGACGGAGTACCCTAAATGAATCCACTACTGGTCGGCGGCATCTTAGATATTGGCAGCAAGGTTATTGATAAGTTATTTCCAGACCCGCAGCAAAAAATTCAAGCGCAAATGGAGTTGATGAAACTTCAACAGGAAGGTGCATTCCGTGAGCTTGATGCGACCGTCGAAATGTCGAAGGCGCAAGCGGAAATAAATAAGGTTGAGGCAGGTTCTGATGTGTTCAGAGGCGGGTGGAGGCCAGCATGTGGGTGGATTTGTGCATTTGGGCTTTTTTACGACTTTATTTTTCGTCCTATCGCACCGCCATTGATTGCGTTGACTACTGGAAGGGGAATAGAATTTGCGGCACTGGACAGCGACACGTTGATGACACTTCTAGTGGGTATGCTTGGCCTGGGCGGATATCGGACAATGGAGAAGATTAAAGGTAGTAAATAAAAAAATAACCCGGCATTGCGCCGGGCTGAATGTCATTTTACTGACAGGAGGAGGATTTACACACACAATCAACAATTCGATATTAACACCATGCGAAACCAAAACGCAAGATTAACTGCACTGCAATCCGAAATTTGATTCCGCAGCCGCTCGTTTGGCAACCAGTTGAAGCATTCTCATTCTGGCCTTTTGCTCTATTAGCGTACATTTGTGCAAGTCAATTCCGTGGCTTGAATAGATCTCATAAACATGGCGGGCATGGGTTTTGACCGTCTCTTCAGATATTCCTAACAGTTCTGCTATTTCTGCGTTTGATGCGCCAGATTTTTTGAGAGCGGCTACTTGTCGCTGTCTTTCCGAGAGTCGTATTTCGATGTGTTTCATTTTATTGCCTTTTATTTCTATAAGATAAAACTTTTTATCTTGTGTGATTTGTTGTGAATTTTCTTTATTCCACAAAAGGTTGAATGGAATCTACTTGGCATGGAAACATCGGGACGCGACGAACTCCGGCGCTGAATGCTTCTTCCATCAAAATGTAAAGGTCATCATACGTCAGCCAATAACCGTTCACGCTATAAACTTCTCCAGTAGGTTCCATGTGTCTGCGCCATTTATCTTTTACATATAATTGATCTGCAATTTGTCTTGCGATTTCACTGCGCATCATTTTATGTATGTGATTCTCTGGAATACCTGCTGCTACGTCATGGGATATCTTGCTGTAACATTTAATGTCTTTTAATTTCCGAATGATAATTTCACGTATTTCGTAGTTATTCATTTCCCCTCCAGATTCTTCAACTCTGCACGAATGAATCCCAGTTCGCCGGCCAAATCAATCATGTCGTTTTCTGGTAGTCGCGCCACAAGCATTCCGACAATTTCGGTTAGCTTTAAGACTTGAGCGTGAAGCGTCTCAACCTGCCCATCGTCGTACCATGGGGCATCAGAGACGGCACATCTAACAAGTTCGCTTGGCGAAATCAATCGTTCGTGCCAATCGTGTCGTTTTGTGAAGTAGGTCACATCAACTCCTTTCAATGCTGCAGCGTCGTCTTTCATCTCCCCTCCCAAATTTTCAGTGCTACATCTGCCCTTATTTCTGCCCAAGAGTTGGGACAGTGTTCGATAATCTCTTTCAACGCCTCCACCAACTCCTGCACATCGGCGGCGGGTGGGTGGGTGTAGAGTGGTTTGTTCCACTCAATGTCATTCCATTGCTCTATTGCTTCTGGGGGTTGAACTGACACACAAAGTTTGCCGTCATTTTTCTTGTACTGCCACGCCACAGGCTGCACATCTGGCGCAGGGGCGGCGTTCTTCTCCTTGCAAATATCCTCAATCGCCTTAGCGAAGTGCAACCAACCCCAAGTATTCAGGAAGCCTTCAAGCATGTCGGGCATAGACTTCATTGCGCGTTCACGGTCTTCGTCGGTGAGTTTGTTCCATTGGGTCATTCTTTCCCCCCTGTTGCTTTGGTAATGGCGGCTTTGGCGGCTTGAATCGCCTCGTGCGGCGCAGTCGGTTGCCAACCAATCAATTCATTCAGTGCCTCCAGCAAATCAGGCGCAGCCGCTATCAGGCGGGCGTTGGCTTCCGTTTGCGGGGCGGCGTTGAGCATACTCTCAAAAAACTTCAACGCAGCAACAAAGCGCAGTTGTTCCATTGGGGTGCAACCAGAAACTACCGTCCTTGTGTAAAGCCCGTAAAACTCTTTTGCTGCATCAACGGCTTCATCAAAACCATCTGGCACAAGTTTCCATTGGTTCATACTTTGTCCTCGTCGTTAGCGTCCTGAATCAGTTGCTGCTTGACGATCTCCAACACCCCGAGCGCAGTAGCAAGTGGCATTGTTTCGTCGTACTTGTGAATAATTTGCAAAATTTCGTCGGTCATGCCTTGGGCTAAGGTCAGAGAATTCATTCCATTCCCTTTCCCATCTCTGCTGCCGCACGAACGATTGCACGACGGGTTGCGGCGTATGGGTCTTGCGGCTTTAGCGTCCAACTTTCACAAGCCCAAGGGGAGATCATTTCTTGATCTTCTTGGCGAGCGTGCTGTGTGGCGACGGCTTCAACATCTTCTGGAGTGAATACCAAATCTATGCCAATCCTTACCGCCAATTGCAGCGCGTCGCCGTCACGCGCTAACGGATTCCACGGCTGAGGAAAACCATCAATCTCAATACAAGGCTCCGAAAGATTTTCGTCGTATGTATAAAAAAACCGAAACCCAGCAGCCTTCGCAGCCAGTTCCAATAGTTCACGGTCTGTTTGCATATTTGGTTACCCCTCTTAATAGTTGGCTAATGCACCCTTGAGAAACGCCGATGATGTTGGCAATTGCCTGTTGTGACATTCCAGAAATACGCATTGACTTGATTTGATCTATCTTCTCGGCACTGAGAATTGCCCTACTTGGAAGACCGTCTGCTTTTCTGACTGATACGCCTACCCACTTCCTACCTTTGGCTATCATGTCGTCTACGTTATCTTGCTGAGTGCCGAGAAATAAGTGCTCTGGATTTACGCAAGCGCGGTTATCGCATTTGTGCAGTACGCTCATTCCGGCGGGGATTTCACCGTTTGCGAGAATCCATGCTCTGCGCGATGCAACCATGTTCTTCCCCCTAAAGGTTACCCAACCATACCCATCTTGGTTTTTGTATCCCTCATACTCTATGCAAACTGTCATTTCTCTCCCCTCGCTTTCATCATTGCATCTGCAAATCTGTATGCAGCATCAGCATTTACAAAAGCCGAACCTCTATAGTGCGGACTTGCTAAAATTCCTTGCATCGCCTTCGCAGCGAAGTAGTCACGCAGGGTCATGCCCTCGTAACCCATACCATGACTGTCAAGGCACGGAAACGCCGCGCCACCTGTTTCAATTTTGTCGCTCATTTCTCTTTCCTCGTTCTGATTTTTTGTGTTAGTGCGTAACCTTCGTTTGACCATGCGCCGGTGTAATGCTCGACAATCCTCGCACACGCTTCCCGTTCATGCGCTGCCACGAGTGCAGCAAACCTCTCCAACTTCGTCGGCTCGTCCTGATGCTCATGAGATCGCATCATGATTCCCGCTTCATGTGCCATACGAACAATGTCATCGCGGGTCATTTGCCCTCCCACTTTTCCAACGCTGCCTGCGCTATAACAACAGTTGCGCTTGGAAAGCCGCCTTCTGTATGGGAATCAATCATCAGTCGCAACGCCTCCACCAACTCCTGCACATCTGCAGCGGGTGGGTGGGTGTAAAGTGGTGCAATTTTTTGCCAACGAGGGTTGTTCTTTTCAAAGCCCCATTCAACCTGCTGAATGTCCACGCACTCGGTTAAACCCGTTTCTTCGTTTTGAAAAAGCCACGCAACCGGCTCCACATCTGGCGCAGGGGCTGCGGGTGGATTGGCATCACGCCATTCCTCCATCAACCTTCCCGCATCTGACCAGTTTTCTGCGTGGCGATGAATTAGTATCCAAGCGTCCATGCCGCTGACGTTTTTGAACTTGATGTTCATCTCTCACCCCATCGCCCTGATTGCTTGTGTCAGTGCATAACCTTGGTCTGACCAAGCGCCGGTGTAATGCTCGACAATCTTTGCGCATTGCTCCCGCTCATGCGCTGCCACCAGTGCGGCGAAGCGTTCAAGATGGTCTTGCAATACATCACGGTTTTCATCGCCACTATCCCACCAAGCGTCAATACCTGCTTCTTTTGCCATCATCAAAATGTCATCGCGTGTCATACATTCCTCCATGTAACACCAACCACGCCTAGGCAGTCCCAAGGCGTTACGGGTGTTTTACGTTGCGTTAGTCGTACCTTTGCACGGTTCTTTTCGTTGTACCGAAGTCTCACAATCAAGCGTGGTTGCGGATCCGGTTTTCGTGCATCTTTGCCTTGCCCCGCTGCATAAACCGGCACAGTTTGCCTGCCAGACTTCTCCCACCGGACAATGCGAACCTGGCCGGCATCGCGCAAATTTTTGACATGGTGCCGAACGGTGCTTTTGGTGATCTGCAAGCGGCTTGCTAACTGCGAACTTGTGAGTTCGTACTTTGTGAGCAATTCAAGTGCTTTCATTTTTCGCCACCGTTCAAAACCTCACGCGCCCATTTAATTGCTATCGGGTGGAACTTATGCTGTTCGTGCATTACATTTCTCGCCCAATCTTTTCCGTCGCCCATAGTTGGCGGTTTGTACCGGTACAACTCAGTGATGCGTTTAATGTCCTCATGATTCTTGTGTGGCGTGTTCAGATTTTGAATCGTGTGAAGTGCTTCCTGATGCATTACAGACCCTGCTGCCAGCGATAGCGTTAACGCTGATACTTGTTTCATAGCTCCCCCTTCAATGCCAGCCATGCCCGTTTAAGGCGGTTTGTAACGAATGGCTGGTCCAGTTGTTTGAGAATCCAACCCCTGCGAACTTCATAAAGCGGAACAGGGTCAGACATAAAAACACGGTCATACCACCGATGCGCTTCATCAATAAAAGAAACGCATTTTTCACGGTCTGGGCTACAAAAAACAGTGTGCATGTAACTCGGCGCCAGTCGGTGAACGACCCAGACAGTTGGCTCAATTTTTTCATTAAACATATTGCCTCAATTAAAAAACAAGCCGACATATAAAATCACAGCAAACACAGCGCCAGTAATACCACCAGAAATTACCGGATGCCTGTCAAACCAATTTTCATTATTTGAAAGTTGTTCAAACGGAAAAGCTTTTAGCATTGCTTTGTTTGAAAGTTGAGATTTGCGATTAAACATTTTTACCCCCATTTTTTTTAGCGTGTCCAAGTTCAATTAAAAGCGCCATCAATTCACCGTTCGGCATTGACTTCACCCGCTGAATCTTTACATCAAGCTCGATTGCTTCAGCCTGGTCAATCAAATCTGCAGCGGCCTCTCGCATCGTCATGGCGATTGAAAGCATTTTTTTCTCGTCCATCATTTCTCCGTTGTGTGTTGTGCCGCGATGTGTGAATAATAACACGAAACGGTAATCATGTGTCAAGTGATGTTCACTTGTTTGGGTCTGCTTTTATAAAGTTTTCTGCCCCCTGCCACGGCGAACCCTTGAACAGGTGAGCGAATGGGTTGTTTGGCATGGCTTTCTCTACAGGCCTGTGACGAAAGTATTTGACCTCTGCATCTTGGTCGTGAACCCAATAGGTTTTGATGGTCAATCCTCTGAATGGCTGTGTATCCGCCATGATAGAGTTGCTGAGTTCCATTTTTCGTAGTACGTCTGAGAGCATTTTTTTAGAAATGCCTGTCGCTTCGGATATCTCTGCTGCGGTCATCTTGCGATGTTTTTTTAGTGCGTCCAGAACCAGTTCGTGGCGCAGTTTCATTGGCTTAGTCGACCACAAAAAGCCTCCAAATCCTAGTTTGTCGCCTCGGTAAGCCATGCAGTCATTCAGCATTGCGTTGAGGTACTGCAACACCGTGTCACGGTTCAACCCTGTGCCTTCCGAGATTTGTAGCGACGTGGCCTGCCCTGTTTTTTTTAAGAATTCTAAAATTTGTGTTTGTGCGTTCATTTTTATGCGCCCAGATAACCTGGGCGGCCTCCATTTATTTGTATTGGATAAAAGTTAAAAAACTGGATAGATAAACGGCTTCAAGTCTGGCGCCTTCCAGTCTTCCGGTTTTACTACCTTGCCATTTGCATCACGCACCGCAACACCATTCGGAAACTTTGCAAGGTTTGCCCTGCTAACCTCTGCCGCAGCACCCTCTACATTCGCCCCCTGAGACAATGCGGATCCGATTGTGACCCATGCCAAGTCGATATCGGCATCAAGCAAAGCCTCCTTGTCTGCCCTGTAGACCATCACATCGAACAATCCTTTTTTGAAACTGGCGCTGGTTTCGTGCAGAAGGCTAACTGCAGGGCTTGCAGAATGGAAACCGCAGGCTTCTAGCTTCTCTTTCATTTCCTCTAATTGCAGACCGATGTAAAGGGCTGTCTGGCGTGTGTTCCACCCATCGCTGTCTAATTGCCCTGCGATCGTCATAAACTTTTGTACGTCTGAAAAAAATTGATTCATTTTTGTTCGCCTGTTGAATGCCGGCTTTCGCCGGCGGGTTGATTACTTGTTTGCTGCTGCTCGGATTTTTGCTTCGATGCTGTCTACATACGCCAAAAATTTGCGTGTTTTCTGGTCAATGTCTGACATTTCTGATTCGTCACGCTCAAATCGAGTTACGAATAGGTCAAGACCTGCCCTGCTAAGTCGAGGGTCATAAACACCGATATCGACCCACTGCAGATTGCAGATATACATCTGAAACTTGCACTGCTGTTCGTAGTCCGACACATCGCCAGTTGCCCATATTTCAGCAACCTTCGTTTGACTGAACGGGCATTTAATTTCCAATGCGCCGATGGGCTTTCCATCGTCATCGCAGATAAGCCTATCGGGGCTACAACCGGCCGACAGTTCACCGTGAAATACAAACCCGACACTGGTAAGGATTTGACCTGTACGAACCTCATACGCATCAGCAGCAAGTGATTCGTTGTCTTTGCCCCATTGCGTGGCTGTGTTGCCGACGAAGTTATCGCACAGGCTTCCGGTAATACGTTCCAAGGCCAGTTTGTGCGCCAGCGTTTTACCTGCTGCTGTCATCGAGCCATCTTTTTTAACGGACAGAAAATCAGCCGCATTGGAGGCCGACAGAACACCGGTACGGATAGCAAGCCATTCGGCGGATCCCTGCTCAACGTTGATGATTTTCATGGTTGATTACTCCCCGAAAAAATCGCTGACGGTTTTATCCATGTCGGAAAAGAACTGTTTTGTTTCTGAGGCCTCGACCGGTTCTGCTTCGATGGTCCTGTCTTTGTCAGCCTGCGTTGCGATGGCTTTCCTGCGATTGTGCGCCTCGGTGCCGTATGCTTTGCGCTGTGCTGGGGTGAGTTCCTTCCAGAAAGCCTGGTATGCCTGAACACCCTTTGATGCAGCATCGTCCGCAGGTACACGCATTTCCTCGGTTTCCTGAGCGATTTGCTCATTTCCAAGCGCGTCAATTTCCTTGACCATCTGCTGATTTACAGATTCGGCAATGCGGTCGGCTTCGTCTGCGTCATAGATACCTGCGAAACCGAAAGCAAGACGAGCACACTGAATCAGTGCCTTGTGTCGCAGCATACGCTTTGGGTGTGACTGCCACGGTTGTGCACTGCGTTTGCATTCGCTCATGTATTCGGTGACCGTGGTTGGGTGACTGCGGTCTTTGCGGTACATAATGCAAGTACAGGATTCATCGTCCTGCCTGAATTCCATACCATCGAATTGCGGGTGCTGATTGATGATTCGTGCCCAACCATCGACAGACACAACAGGCACAATACCTGCGTTACGGTCTGGGAAAGCGTAAATCTCTTTTGTCCAAGGGTTGAGGCCGTATTGGTTAGAAACAATCAGAAGCGCGGCGAGCTGTGAATCTGATACCTGACCTTTGAAGGCTGTCGCTTTCAGTGTTGTTACAAGTTCATCTCCTGCTCCTGTCAGGCCGAGTGCGTCTGCGAGCTTGTTTGCTTGGGCTACTACGATGTTGCTCATAAATCCTCCGATAAAGGGCGCATGGTGCGCCCGTGTGGTTGGTTAGAATGGAATGTCGTCGAAGCAGTACGGGTCTTTGGCAAACTCTTTTTCTGCTCTCAGTTCGGCAATGAACAGAATTGTGTTTGCCAGTTCCTTGTGAATAGCTTCATGCAATTTCTGAGAATCGCCAGCAATGTGAAGTCGAATCATCTTTTCGGCAAAGTCTGAGTCGAAGTATTCCGCAACGTCAGAAACGGTTTCGTCATCAAGGCTTTTGATTGAAGCTGTGATGATTTCGGCGTGTTCAACGGTCAATTCGAATACGGCTTTTTCTGCAGCATCTTCAAAGCGTTCGCGGCGAATCATCTCTTGGTATGCGCCTGCTGGGTAGTTGTCCATCTGAAAACCTCCTTGTGTGCTGTTATAAGCATTTTTGTTGCGGCATTGGGCCGCACTTTCTTTAATTAACAAAACCGCGAACGGCCACGATGTGGCCGTTGGAGCGTACAGCATCTGCCCCAGTATCCGGGGCTACAACGTCTGCCCTAGACCCGTTAAGGGCAGACAGGACCATTCCGCTAACAATATATGCGACCCCATCTTGTGGGGCCGGTACCCCACTCACATCACCAAAAGTTTGTTTGGTGATCCGTACTTTCCCCCACCCACCAATGCAGACGCGCTTGGTTTCTACCCGCGCGATGTTTCCAGATGCCGGAAACACCCCAACACCCTCTACGGTAATGTCGTGAGGAGTTAAATTCACAAACTTCATTTTTTCCCCCTATTGGAAAACTTTTCCATTTCAGCTTTAACACAAGCTTTTGCTTGTGTAGACTCGTCAACAGGCACTTTTTGCCCTATTTGTACAGCCCTTTCCGGGGCTGTTTTCCCAGATCCAAAAATGGCCATCATCAGAGCCGCCTCAGGCGAGGCGGCGTACTCGCATTGAGCGGCGATCTTCGCCTGCTCTCTCATGAGAGAGAACTTTTTTTGTGTCATTGCGGCATATGCCGCGGCCCAGTAATAGCGGGCGGCGATTGCCCAGTTTTCAAGCTCCGCTGACTTAACAGCGGAGTCCTGCTTCCCAACAGCGACGTTAGGAACCTCAGGCAGATCTTCTGCTTGAGCAAACTCTGGTACTCCCCAGTAATGCGCTTTGCTCATAACTTAAACCTCAATCCTCAATCCAGTTACTATCTTCCGACATGTTTCATGCACCCTGTGGAGTGCATGGATTGAAATACTACACACATTTTGGTACGATGTAAACACCCTAAGCGATTTTTTTAACATCAAGTGAGAAAACATGGAAACAAGATTCACAGCACAATGGAACCAATATCAGCCGCAACCGGATCCGAGCATGACGCGAGATAAAGCAGCACATCTACTCAGGTCGTGGCGCAGGAATGCAAGGAAAGATAGCAACAATGGACGGTGGACATTGAAGCGGAACGGGTTGCACTCATTCACGGTGTCATGTCCTGGATACCCAAAAGAGTTCCACACGATTGCGTGGTCGACAGGCAATTGATTCAGTCAACATCACTCTATTGAAAGTAAGAACATGACACTCGAACAGATCAAGACAATGCTGGCAGACCGCAACATTCGTGCGGTGTCTAAGGCTGCAGGCGTACACCCTAATGCTGTGTATCGACTGATGAACGGCACTACTAACCCAAAGTACGACACTGTGCAAAAGTTGATAGCCTACCTGCAAGGCCGGACAGAAAAGCAGAACTGAACAAAGAGATGGGAATTGCACATTCCCGTTTGACAGGCGATATGTGTACATATAAGATACTCACATCAACAACACAACAGCACCGGAGGGAATCATGGCAGATTTTTCAAAAGCAAAGTTTACAAAGGTTTCTGATTACATTTTGGCAAGACATGACATGAAAGCCGGAGATAAAGGAACCAGAACAATAATGCTTGATTCGGCAGTAAGTGAGACCGATAAAGCATTGGCATTTGAATTGCAAAAGTGGAATAGCACAGCAACAAAATTGATTAAAACAAAATGCTGGTTTCCAAAAAAATTTATCCAAAAAGTTGAGAATGATTTTTACGTAAATATAAAACAAGATGTGATGTACGTTATCCCAGAATGGCTTGTTGACGCTAAAAAAGCAGACGGATTTGAAATATAAAAAGTTTAATAAACCCACGCACCCTTCGGGGTGCATTTCACTGGATTAAAAATGCTTCAAATTGAATCGATTATTAAACATAACAACGACGGGTCTGTTTTTGTAATGGTGGTAAATACGCACAACAAAAAAGTGCATGAGCATCATTTTGAAAATCTGAATGCTGCTAATAACTGGATTGCGGCAGTTAATAAACTATTGTCTGTTTCAAGGGGGCAATGATGCGATCAGAGGCACTTAAAAAAGCCCAGGACAAGTATCTGGCCAAGCAGCCGCCAGTGGTGTCTATTCGCTTTAACTGGCGACAGTGGGAGGCACTACAGGCCGCAGCCGGTGACGAAAAAATTGCTGCACTGGTCAAGCGGGTGGCGTTGGAGAGCGTCGGGCAGGCTAGCGGGTGATTGTTGCCTGTTGGCTTGGTTGTGTTATGATTGTCACTGTTAAAACACGGAGGAAAAATGGACAGCCCAAGATTAAAGGCCGCTCGAAATGGTGATGTTCACTATGAAGGAAGCCAATGCAGGAAATGCGGGACCACGGCCAAATACACCAGCACAGGCAATTGTGTTCAGTGCATCAAAACTGCAAACGTAGAGAAGCGGAAGAAAGTTAGAGAACTTCTGGCGCAAGCAAGGGCGGCGGCATGAAGCTAATTTGGTATGCCTTCAACCCTGCGGATTACGCCAGAGACACGGCGCATCTGTCCATTCTTGAGCATGGAGCCTATCG